GTTTCGGGCGATTAACTCAGTGGTAGAGTGTCCTCCTTACAAGTGGTAAGTCACTGGTTCGAATCCAGTATCGCCCATTGCATAAATACTCAAAAAAGAGTACAATGGAATCACTTTATAAACTACTATCTGATACTCAAGCAAGTCTTTTTGTTCTCTTTCAAAAGACTTGGATATATCATTGGAATGTAGTAGGTGATGACTTTAAACAGTTTCATGATCTCTTTGGAGAGCAGTATGAAGCAATGTTTGAAGAGATTGACAGGATCACTGAACATATGAGATACTTAAATGTAAAACCAGTTCCTACTCTTTCTAGAATTACCGAAGTTTCTCATATCACCGAAACAAATAGTGCTCTAGATACAATGGGTATGGTTCGTGACTTGTTAGAAGGACATCAAAAGATTGTTGACCTTCTTATTCAAGTATCAGAAGAAGCAGAAAATCAAAAATCAAAGGGAACTATTAATCTTGTTGATGATTTGAATGAAGCGCACGGCAAATTTATTTGGATGTTAAGATCGTTTACACAATGAAGAAAAAGACATTTAATAAACTTATTCAAAAACCTTTGAGGTTTCATCACCAAGATATTCATGAAGAACTTGATGATATTAAATTACGATTAGCGGACATAGGGAGATTGTTAGAAAATGTTAGTAGTGAGATGCAGAGATTGCAACAAGGAAATAACTAGTACAAATAAAACTCAAGTTTGTGGTTGTCCCAATATGATGACTGTCAAAGGTGATAGTGTTTCAGCTCTTGACTTAAGTAGAGTAGTTATGCTAAACTCTATGCAGAAAGAACAAAAAAATGTTCTGACCTCTCAAGATATTGCTTGGCAGGAAGCACGTAGACAACGTAAAGTACGTCGTTTAGATTTTGAGGTTCGCTGAACCTATTTTGGAAAGGTGTCCGAGTGGTTTAAGGAAACGGTCTTGAAAACCGTCGTGTTAATAGCACCGTGGGTTCGAATCCCACCCTTTCCGTTTTAAGATTAGTTACAAATTTAACAATTCCTTCAACAGTGTTACGGTATGAACACAAAACGTTGACCGTTAAATTCTTGTGATTAGTATATAGTAGTATCACAGGGACAAACCTATGGATCAACACACCTATGATAACTGGGTGAAGATCAAGGCAACTTTTGAAGCCTCTGGCAACACTAATAATATGTTCTACTACAGGGCATGTGAAATTGTAAAAACCAAAAAAGATCCCCTTGCAAAGTTTCTTGGAGATGAAAAGTGATGGAACCTCAAGACGAATTTATTACACGTTCTGAAGTTCAGGAGATGATTGATGCAGCAATACGACGACACAACCGTAATGCTTCTATCATTAGCATGTGCGTCGGTTGGGTGGTTCTTGCTTTATTTGCTGAGGGATTATTGAGGTTGATTGGTGTTATTCCGCCATTACTACCATGGCTCAAAATCACTCTGAACTAATTTTTCTAGTTCCCTGGTTTGTTCTTGTGGTGATTGCACTTACGATGTTTGTGCAAGGTTGGATGATTATGAATGCTCATCGTGGGTATTCTAAAAGTCCAAAAGTCAAACATCCAGAATTAAACGACGTTAAAGCGGGGGATCCTTTACTGGTGATTAAGTTTACAGAACAGGACATCGAACAATTACAGCAAAAAATATTCCAACAAAAAATGGAAGAACTTTTTGAAGAACCATCTACTTACGAGGATGAAGAAGATGAATAAAACAATATATACTGCAATGACAGTATTTGGTGTCATTGGACTTTTTGTTATATGGGGATTAAACCACGCATATCTACAATAGGAGTTACTGCATGAAGATTTTTTTAGATACGGCTGATGTTTCATTGATTAAATCAGCATACGATACAGGATTATTGGATGGTGTCACTACAAATCCATCACTTATCCTTAAAAGTGGCAGACAACTTCTAGAAGTCATTACAGAAATCGCAACAGTTTTTTCAAGATTGGAAAGTATTTCAGCAGAAGTTGTTGCAGATACATCAGAAGAAATGCTGTCACAAGCAGAAAAGTATTATACAATTTCTCCAAGTGTCACTATTAAAGTTCCTTGCACTGTAGAAGGACTAAAGACATGTAAGTTTCTTTCTGATAAAGGAATTAAAACGAATGTAACTTTGGTGTTCTCTGTGGCACAGGCAATTCTTGCATCTAAAGCAGGAGCAACATTTATCTCACCATTCGTTGGAAGATGGATGGATAATTCAATTGATGGTATTGAGTTGATTAAAAATATTCGCAAGACATTTGATTACTCAGGAACAAAAACGCAAATTCTTGCAGCATCTCTTCGGGATGTCCGGCAAGTCGAACAATCTGCACTTATGGGAGCAGATGTAGTTACAATACCACCAGTTGTATTCTGGGCAATGTATAAGAATATTATGACTGAGAAGGGATTAGATTTATTCCAAAAGGATTGGGATGAAGTTCTAAGGACAAGAGGGGATAAATGAAAAAGTTTAACGATATAGTTCTATTGGTTACGATAGCAATCATAGATTTTCTGTATCGTAATCATCCAATACAAAGATTTTGGGTTTTAGAAACTATTGCTAGAGCACCTTACTTTGCATTTTTAAGTGTTCTTCATTTGAAAGAATCATTAGGTCTAAGGGGAGAAGAACACTTGTACCTGATGAAAGAACACTTCACACAGACGGTAAATGAAACTGAACATCTGGAGTATATGGAAAGCATCGGTGGTGCTGATCGTTGGGTGGATCGCTTATTCGCTTGGCACTTGGTTCTGGTCTATTACTGGATTATGGTTAGTTACTATTTCGTTGATGCTGTGGATGCTTATCATATAAATGCTGGTATTGAACTACACGCAACAGAAACTTATCTAAATTACCTCTGGGAACATCCAGAAGATAAAAAGATTGCTAGTATTGCTGTGGATGAAATGAATCACTATATTGAACTCACAAGAGCGATGGAATTAGTTTAATGAAAAATATAGTCATCTTTGGCGCAACAGGAGACTTGTGCCGCAGGAAACTCATTCCTGCACTCTATGAACTGCATAAGAAGGGTTTGCTTCCTGATGATTTTGTGATTACTGGGGCATCCAGAACACAACACAGCAAGCAAAGTTGGTTACACACACTTGGTTCTTATTCAGAAGATTTTGTCAATCGTCTGAACTATGTGGTATGTGATTTATCTAATGCTGAAAGTCTAAAAAAACTAGACCCAGGTGATGATGTAACGTTCTTTCTTTCGGTTCCACCCGAAAGATATGGTGATGCAGTTCTCAGTCTGAAATCTACTGGTTTTGTGGATGATCCACGAACCAGTCGTGTGATTATTGAGAAACCTTTTGGGTATGATTTAAAATCTGCAGAAGAACTTCAGGTGATTGTTGCAGAAAATCTTCGTGAGAATCAGGTTTATCGTATCGATCATTATCTTGGTAAGGATACGGTGAATAACATTCTTGCTACAAGGTTCAGTAACATTCTTCTGGAACCCTTGTGGAACCGTGATTATGTTGAGGAAGTTCAAATCTTTGCAACTGAAACAATCGGTTGTGAAGGGAGGGCACAATATTATGAAACTGCTGGTGCTGTAAGAGATATGTTACAGAATCATATGCTTCAACTCCTTGCTCTGATTGCTATGGAAGCACCTTGCAAGAATAATGCAAAGGAGATTCGTAGAGAGAAGGTTAAAGTTCTTTCTGCAGCACGACTAGGAACTCAGTTAGTTTGTGGTCAGTATGCTGGATATAAAACCGAACAGGGTGTGGGTTCTGAATCACAGACTCCTACCTTTGTTGCTGGCGATATCTATATTGATAACTGGAGGTGGCAGGGAGTTCCTTTCTACTTTATGACTGGTAAGAAACTTCCGGTGTCTTGTGTGGAGGTTGTCATTAAACTGAAGGCACCACCAGTTCGTTTGTTTAATGGACATCACTATAATGACCGTATTGTAATGAGATTCCAACCAGATCCTCATTTTGATATTCAAATTGACATTAAATCACCTGGATTGGATGATAAAATTGAAACAGCAATCCTCAAGCATAATTATCCAGAGGGTGCGATTGATGGTTATGTAAAACTTTTTTATGATGCAATTAATCAAGATCAATCACATTTTGTTCATTCTGAAGAAGTATTGGAATCTTGGAGAATTGTTGATGATCTTCTGTGTGTTGGGGATTCTTGTCCTATCAACACAAGACCTTATTCATACTCTGGAACTTGGGGACCAGAGAAACAAATCAAAAAAATCACAAAGTGGGATTATCCACTAAAACTTGTTTAGGAGAAAGTTATGAAAGTAGGACTGATTGGTTTAGGGCGGATGGGCGAAGGAATGTCCCGTCGTATGATGAAAGCGGGAATCGAAGTATGGGGTTACAGGAGAAACTATGATAAAGCACAAGAAGCATACGAAAACGGATATGTTAACGGTGTTACAACTACTATACAAAGCCTTGTTCAGGTAGTTAAATCTAATAATAAACCAGGCATTTTTATGATGGTGGTGCCAGCAGAAACAGTAGAGGAGACGATTGATGAGTTACTACGATTTTGTGGTGAAGGAGATATTATTATTGATCATGGCAATAGCAATTTTAAAGACAGTCGGAAGAGAGCAGAACGTCTGGCAAAGATGGGTATCCAATATATTGATTGTGGCACTAGTGGTGGTGTTTACGGTTTGGATCGTGGATACTGTCTTATGGTTGGTGGTGGAAATACTGCAGTCGCCGCTTGTAAAAGCATTTTTGATGCCCTCTCTCCAGACATCAGTTCTGCCGAGAGGACTCAGTTTGACACACCTGTAACGTCCGCAGAGCACGGTTGGTTACATTGTGGTGGTCCTGGAGCAGGGCATTTTGTGAAGATGGTGCATAATGGTATTGAGTATGGAATTATGCAGGCATATGCTGAAGGTTTTAACATTCTAAAGAGTGCAAACAATGGAGCACAATACGTCAGAGAAGGAGATGCAGAGGTCGCACCTATGGCAGATCCAGAGAGTTACTGCTATGATATTGATGTTGCTGAAGTGGCTGAGTTATGGCGTCGCGGTAGCGTTGTTAGTAGCTGGTTACTTGATCTTACTGCTGATGTGCTGCGCGGCAGCCCAGAGCTTAAACAATTCTCTGGTGGAGTATCCGATAGTGGTGAAGGTCGCTGGACTGTTACTGCCGCTGTGGATCTGGGGGTTCCCGCTCCTGTCATTACTACGGCACTATACGAAAGATTTAATTCCAGAAATCTTGGAACGTTTGCGGCAAAAATCCTGAATGGTATGAGATATATGTTTGGAGGACATCACGTTAGGTAATCAAATGCATAATGTTTTTGGTTTTGTAGAATTTGTGCTAAATAACCCCATATCACTATTCCTTATTGGTATGGGGTTGACAGTGGTTCCTTGGTTGGGTATAATGTATGTACATTCAACAAAGGATGAAAACAACGGGGTGTAAGTCAGCGGTAGACGGCTTGCTTTGGGAGCAAGAAGACACTGGTTCGATCCCAGTCACCCCGACTCATAAATTTCACTTTATGAAAATGAACCAAGAAATTAACGATCTTACAACGTTTACAATTGAAGAATTTCAAGCAGATTTTGATAATCTCATGGATAGAGTTGAAAATGGAGAATCATTTGTCATAAAAAGTGAGCATGGAAACGCAGTAATAGTTCCATATAAAGAAGTAGTTCAAGTGTTTCAAGAATCTGGTGTGAGCGATGACCTCATACGAATACACACCGACCACGAAGAAGGTTCTTGACAAAGGGTTCCAGGTCCCCTATACTAGATCTGGTCTTAAGGGACTGTCGCCTATGGGTTAAGGCCCACTGCTTATAACGGTGTGAACTGAGTTCAAGTCTCAGCAGTCCTACCTTGCTCGTTTAGCCATCTGGTGAAGGCAGCGTTCTCATAAAGCGCCGCAGGAAGAGTTCGATTCTCTCAACGAGCACTGGACACTTACCAAAGCGTCCTACTTGACTTTCAAACATTACCTCTCTATAATACTAAGGTCAACAAACAAAACAATGACTCTCACTGCTAAATTCAAGAAAGACGTTCAAACTCTTCGTGGTGCTGCTAACGGCGACTTCTACCTTGATGTAAAGAATCCGAAACTATACAAAAAGGTTCGTCGTTACTATGAACAAGAAGGTGTAGTGTTCTCTGGTGATCCTTTGGATGATTATGAAATGCTTATGGAATATGTCGCTGCTGATCTTGAGTCCGTTGAGGTTGCATGAAATCCAAAGTTCTTCTTGAACGAGAAGGATATCGCTTTGTAGAAGCAGGTATTCTTGAGATAAACGGTAAACCAGATTATCGTCTACAAAAGCAGAATTACTATACAAAACGCTGGTATGACATTTATTTGTTTGATAACAGTATGCAATGTTCTCTTGCAATGGAAGATATTGAGTATGCGCGTTGGCTTGACCCAGACAGAGTACCTTGCTACATTAAGGATGATGATTAAATAGTCACGGAGAGACTTTAAAAGTACTGGTCGGGAGCAAACCCCTTATGTCCAAGACAAGCATTCTGCGTTATCTTGGAAATCTTCTCCTCATAATAGGATATCAAATCATGTTATGGGGAGATTTTAAATATGGTTTAATACTAAAAGTTATTGGGGGATTACTCACAGTACCTTTTGCAATTAAACTGAAATTATGGGATGTATTATTCCTATGTGGATTCTTTGGTATTTCCGAGATATCAAAGATAATTCAACTTTTCTCAGTTTCTTAAAACTGAGTGGTGGAGTCAAAATGACCCTATTATGAGTTTCTTGCTTCTCTCAAGAGCAAGTGGTGCGGATGGGGAATTCTTTCTCCGCCTGGTTTCCAATTTCCAGTCAAAGAATTGGTGGCGAGCCTGAGTTACTTGGGGTGGGTTGCATAAACCCACCTTTTTTAGTATAATTTTTTATATCTGTTATTGGTGCATGTATAAAGGGATAATTCTTGCTGGTGGGCATGGAACCAGACTATATCCATCTTCATTGGTAATATCAAAACAACTCTTGAATGTATATGATAAACCTCTAATTTATTACCCAATCAGCACTTTAATGCTTGCTGACATTAAAGATATTTTAATTATTTCTGCTCCAGAATATCACAATCAATTTGTTAAACTTCTGGGTGACGGATCTCAGTGGGGGGTTAATTTTCAATATGAGGTTCAAAATGAACCAAATGGAATTGTTGAATCTTTCATTTTAGGAGAATCATTTATTGGGGATGATAATGTATGTTTAATCCTTGGTGATAATATTTTATATGGAAATGAACTTACTAAGGTATTGAGGACTTGCCAGAAAAATACTGGGGCAACAGTTCTTTCTTATGAAGTTCAAGATCCACAACGTTTTGGGATAGTTGAATATACGAAAGATAAAAAAGTAGTTTCAATTGAAGAAAAACCAAAAAATCCAAAATCAAACAGAGCAATTGTTGGGATATATTTTTATGATAATAATGTTGTAAAGTATGCCAAACAAGTTTCTCCTTCTGCGAGAGGTGAAGTTGAAATTACAGATTTGAATAAAATTTATCTTAGTAAAAATCAATTAGATGTAGTCCCACTTTGCAGAGGAATGGCATGGATTGATTCTGGCACTTTTGATTCTCTTCTCATGGCATCAAATTTTATTTCTACTGTGGAGAAAATCCAAGGTAAAAAAATTTCATGTCCAGAAGAGATTGCATATCGTAAGGGATGGATTTCAAAAGATAAACTTCTTAATCTTGCAAACACTTTTGAAAAAAGTGGATATGGGAAATATTTAAAATCAATTGTTGATGAGGAGTGATGACAATTTTAGTTACTGGAGGTGCGGGATTTATAGGAAGTAATCTTTTGCACCATTTAATTGAAGTAGTTGATGAGAGGATTATTTGTGTAGATAAACTAACATATGCTTCCAACTGGAAAAACATTCCAGATAATATTGTTTTTTATACTTTTGATATTGCGTCAAAAGATATAGAAACAGTATTTTCTAGACACAACATAACAACAGTTTTTCATTTAGCAGCAGAGAGTCATGTTGATAACTCAATTAAAGATTGTTCAGAATTCATTCATACTAACATATCTGGAACTGTAAATCTTTTAAATTTATCTTTGAAGTATGGTATTGAAAAATTCTTACATATATCAACTGATGAAGTTTATGGATCTATAGATTCTGGAAGTTTTACTGAAGAGACAAATTATTCACCAAGAAATCCATATTCTGCATCTAAGGCTGCGAGTGACCATTTTGTAATGGCATATCATAACACTTATGATCTTCCTACGATTATTACAAACTGTTCAAATAACTATGGACCAAGACAGCATCTTGAAAAGATGATTCCTAAAACTATTACAAATCTTCTTAGTGGGAAAAAGGCTTCTATTTACGGTGATGGTAATCAAGTTAGAGATTGGATTTATGTGCAAGACCATTGTGAAGCATTAGTTGAAGTTTGGAGGCATGGTAGAGTAGGAGAAAAATATAATATTGGTGGGGAATGTGAAATTAAAAATATTGATTTAGTAAAAATGATTTTAAAGACTATGAATATTGGTGAAAATGTGATAGAATATATACAAGACAGACCTGGACATGATCGTAGGTATTCTACGAATAATGGTAAAATTACTAGTGAATTAAAATGGTCTCCAAGATTTTCTTTAACTGAAGGATTAAATAACACGATTGAATGGTATTCAAATCTATGAAAAGAGCACTTATTACTGGAATCACCGGGCAAGATGGTTCCTACCTTGCAGAACTTTTATTGTCTAAGGGATATGAGGTACATGGAACTATAAGAAGAAGTTCTTCTATTAACAATGATAGAATTGAACATTTGTCTTCTGATGTTACTTTACATCATGCTGATCTCACAGACTCAACTAATATTCTTCATGTAATTCAAGAGGTTGCACCAACTGAAATTTATAATCTTGCTGCACAAAGTCATGTGAAAGTTTCTTTCCAAATGCCAGCATATACTGCTGAAGTAGATGCACTTGGAACAGTGAGAATTCTTCATAGTCTTTGTATTTTGGGAATGGAGAAAGACGTTCGTTTCTATCAAGCGTCTACTTCTGAGATGTTTGGTATGGTTCAAGAAATTCCTCAAAGAGAAACCACGCCATTTTATCCACGTTCTCCATATGGTGTGGCAAAACTGTATGGACATTGGATTACTAAGAATTACCGAGAATCGATGGGAATTCATGCAAGTTCTGGTATTCTTTTTAATCATGAATCTCCACGTAGAGGAGAAACCTTTGTTACTCGTAAAGTTGTAATTGGTCTTTCGAAAGTCAAAGCGGGACTTCTTGATTGCATTCATCTAGGTAATCTGAATGCAAAACGTGATTGGGGACATGCTAAAGATTTTGTGGAGGCAATGTGGTTGATGCTTCAGCAAGATGAACCAGATGACTATGTTATTGCAACTGATGAGCAACATTCTGTTCGTGAATTTGTTGAAAAGTGTGCCCCATATTTTGGGATGAACATTCGTTGGGAAGGTGAAGGTCTTGACGAAATTGGAATAGATACTGTCAGTGAAAAAGTTGTAATCCGTGTAAGTGAAAAATATTTCCGTCCTTCTGAAGTTGATACTTTGATTGGCGATTCTACAAAAGCAAGAGAAAAACTTGGATGGAAACCAAAAATTACTTTTGACCAACTTGTTCAAGATATGTGTTTGAATGAACAGAGATTCTGATCTTTATTGGAGGAAAATAAATGTATTGGCCTTTAATGAAAGATACGATAACCTTTGTTGATAGGTTAAAAATGGCAAATTTTTTGCTATTTACAAGTCGTCTTACTAATGGACCAAAAGTAAGACAATTTGAAAATGAATGGTCTAACTGGTTGGGATGTAATTATTCTCTTTATGTTTCTTCTGGAAGCACTGCAAATTCTCTATTAATTTCATCGGTTAAAGAACTTTATAATCTTAAGGATGGTGATAAAGTAATTGTACCCGCATGTACATGGGTTACTAATGTTGCTCCAGTAATTCAATCTGGTCTTACTCCTATTTTTTGTGATGTTAACCTTCGCAACTTTAGTTTTGATGAAGATGATCTTGAGCATATTGCAAAAGAACACCCAGATGTGAAAGCAATTTTTATTACTCATCTTTTAGGTCTTTCTGCAAATAATGAAAAATATAAAGAGTTATTTCCAAATGCTCTTATACTTGAAGATATTTGTGAGTCACACGGAGTGGAAAATGCACAGGGTGTTCGTAGAGGAAAAGATTCTCTAGGTTCTACTTTTAGTTTTTACTTTGGTCATCATATGACAACGATTGAAGGTGGTATGGTTTGTACAAATAATAAGGATTTGTATGAACTGATGAGAATGAAACGTAGTCATGGTATGGCGAGAGAATCCAGTCCAGAAAGATTTCAACAGTATATAAAGGAGAATCCTGATATCTCAAAACAGTTTTTGTTTATGACTGATGGTTATAACTTTAGAAATCATGAAGTTTGTGCAGTTTTGGGACTTTCTCAGTTGAAGAGACTTAATGATATGATTGAAATACGTAGAAGAAACTATAAAGATTTTTGCTTCTCTATTGCACGCAATAGTAATAAGTTTTATATTCCAGAATATAAACCTGGAAATAGCAGTTTCTGTTTTCCAATCATTTGTAAAGAATCGGAGAATATGGGAAAACTAAAGGATATTTTTGATTCAAAGGGAATTGAACATCGCCCTATTGTGAGTGGAAATCTTTTGAGGCATCCTGCTTTTAGAAGATATGAAATTTGCACTAAAAAAGAAAACTTAAATGTAGAACTTCTACATACAAGTGGTGTTTATGTTGGAAATAATCATTTTGTTACACCACAACAGATGAAAGTACTATCCAACATACTTGACAGTATTTAAATTGTTGGATAAAATTTGTTTAACTTAGGAGTTTAGTAAATGAGTGAAAAACAAAAGACAGCACTTGTTTGTGGTGCTGGTGGATTTATTGGAAGTTACATGGTTCGTAGACTTCGTGAAGAGGGGTATTGGGTTCGTGGAGTTGACCTTAAGTATCCTGAGTTTTCTATTTCTGCGGCAAATGAGTTTATTCGTGGAGACTTGACTGATCAAGTTTTTGTTGAGAAGGTTGTTCAGTTTAAAGGATATGCTGGAAACTATTATCACTTTGTGCCATCTAAGCACATTGAAACCTTCGATGAGATTTATCAGTTTGCTGCTGATATGGGAGGTGCTGGATATATCTTTACTGGAGATCATGATGCTGATGTGATGCATAATTCTGCTCTCATTAATCTGAATATTTTGGATTCAGTGAGAAAACTGAATGACTTTACGGGAACTAATAAAACTAAAATTTTCTATTCATCTTCTGCTTGCATGTATCCAGAATATGCACAGATGGATGTAAACAATCCTGGTCTAAGGGAATCTGATGCATATCCAGCGGGACCTGACTCTGAGTATGGTTGGGAGAAACTTTTCTCTGAGCGTCTGTACCTCTCTTATAGTCGTAACTATGGTATTCCAGTAAGGATTGCCCGCTACCATAATATCTTCGGTCCTGAGGGAACTTGGACTGGTGGTAAAGAAAAGTCTCCTGCTGCAATGTGTCGTAAGGTTGCTGAACTTCCTCCTCAGGGTGGAACTATTGATATTTGGGGTGACGGAGAACAAACACGTTCTTTCTTGTTTATTGAAGAATGTATTGAAGCAACCCGTCGTCTGATGAAGTCTGATTTTGAAGGTCCAGTAAATATTGGATCTGAGGAGATGGTTACGATCAATCAACTTGCAGACACCGCAGCAAAAGTGTCTGGTAAAAGTGTAGAGAAGAATCATATTGATGGACCTCTTGGTGTTCGTGGTCGTAATTCAAATAATGATCTTATTCGTGAGAAACTTGGTTGGGATTATTCAATGACTCTTGAAGAGGGTATTCGTAGAACATATGATTGGATTAACGAGCAAGTTTATAAAGATGCTCCAATGTATCATCCTGTCTG